GGAGACAACACGCGGATCTACGGCATCAACGGTGTCGGGACCGCGTTCGAAATCGAATGTCCGCTAGCGAACACAGCGAACTTCACTCCGATCATCACCGGCCAGGGCCTCACCGCGGCGACGTTCAACGCCGACCCGGTGCTCGACACGCCGAATGTCATCGAGGTCTCGCACGACCAGTTGTGGCTCGCGTATCCCGGTGGCAACCTTCTGCATTCCGGTTACCAGGCACCGACCGGGTGGACCGCGGTCGTCGGAGCCGATCAGCGCATGCTCGGCGACGACGTCACGAACCTGATCGGCAATATCAACAACACCCTGATCGTCACGACGCGCAACCGTATGCGGATCGTCTACGGCGACGTCAACGAGAACTACCAGATGCGCGACCTCAACACCGAGGCCGGTGCTTATGCCTTTACCGCACAGCCGATCGGCGGCGTGTGTTTCCTAACCGACGAGGGAGTGCAGTTCTACGACCAGACGGCCAACTTCGGCAACTACGCCGGGGACAGCCTGTCGCAGGCCATCAACTCTTTGTTGAAAACGTACATGAGCGCCGGGTTTGGCGCGCTCGAGGCGACGATCCAGCGAGACCACAGTTTCTATCGACTGTACTTCGACAAGGGCGTGTGCTTCACGTTTTGCATCGTCGGCAAGGAGCTCCGCGGCATCGGCAAGTGCGAGTATGAGCTCGGCTCTACGGTGTACTTGTTCACAGATGGCGCTGTTGTCACGATCGTGGATGGCGACACGATCATGAATGACGAGACCGGGGCAAGCTTCAAATACCGTCGCAGTCAGGAACTCATCGCACACCCAACTGCCGATGTGATGGTGATAACCGACATCAAGTTGGATCCAGCCCAATGGCCGGCGGGGTCTGCGGTCACTCTGAACGGAACGACATCGTACGGGACGGTCGTCGAGGTCACAGTAAATTCCGCGAAGAACTTCTGGTCAGTCGCCTCGACGATCACGAACGGCAACGATGCGACACCGCCGGGAGAGCGCATTTTCTTCTGCAGCGATGACGGATACGTCTACGAGGACGACGCCGGCGGATGTTTCGGTATCGTCGGGAACCCGGTCGATTTCGAGGCGCGCACGCAGTTCTACTACGGGCAGCAGCCAAACAACGAGAAGTACTATCGGCGCATGTACATCGACGTCATCGGAGCGGATGCGTTCTCCAACATCTCCTTCGGTGCAGAGTATGACGACGGCAGCGGCTATCGCGTGCCCGAGGCGCTCGAGGTCGTGACGGATTTGTTGTCGACGTCTGGCTTCGACCAGAATTCCGTCTACGGCATCGGCTTCTATGGCGGTGCCGGAAAAAATGTCCTGAAGAAGCACCTTCACGGTGCGGGTGTCGGCATCTCGGTGATCTCGAAAGGCTCTTCCGATATCGCCTTCCCGCACACGATTCAGGCGGTACAAATAGCGAGTGCGCTGCGCTCGCGCAGGACTTGGAGATAGCCCGTGACTGTGGAATTGTATACGCCACAACTCGTCAACTTCGGCGCGCAGGTCAAGAATAGTGACCTCAATGCGAACCTGCTGCTGATCAAGCAGGCATTCGATTCGATCAGCGCCTACGACACGGCGTCGGCGTCGTTTGTGTTCGGGCCGAATCAGCGCAACGTGCTGGTGGACTTGTCGGGCGCTGGATCTGGATTCTGGCTGACGGCAACGCTGCCGGAGAATCCCACCATCGGAGATCCTCCGATCAGGGTGACGATTTCCAGGGGCGGATTTTCGAGCGTCGACAACAGCATGTCCAGTTGCGTCGTATGCACCTCGGACGGCGCCAACATCATGGGCGTGCCGACGATCTCTTCGCTCGAGGGACTGCCGTTCCTCACCAACACCGGCGACTCGATGCAGTTCGCGTACATCGGCGGGACCTACGGCTGGGTCATCGTCGACAAGTTGTTCTCCGCGTTCGCGCCGCCAACGGACATCTCCACCGTGCAGCCATGGGATTCGTTCTACTTGAACGCATTCCACCAACTCGACACGGTCATCGACTCGACGAACATCACCAACACCCAGATCAAACTCGTCGGCATCAATCAGCCTGGCCTGTGGGCGTCGTTCACTCTGGCCGACGGATCCTCGCCGCAGACATTGGTGACCGATAGCGGATCGCAGACGTTCAACGGCGTCGTCGGAGCGTTTACTCTCGACTTCGCCACGTACGGCAACGAGCGTGTCCTGTTCACCTGTGTCGGGACCGACGCCTTCGTGGTGACTACGTAAATGCCTGCCGTCGAGCAATCTCTGTACTCGCCGATCGGCGTCAGCGCATTTACGCTGATCAAGCCGGAAGCACCTGCGGATTCCCCAGCCGCAGACGAGTTGTTCAACGCGGAGTTGCGCGCGATACAGGACGCGTTCAACCGCATCTCATCCTTGACCACCGTCACGGTAGACACGGCGATGTCGTCGTCTGAGCGCAACGTCCTGGTGGATCTCAGCGGGCTGGTGAACAGCGGCGACAAACTGCTCATCGTGCTGCCGCCGAATCCGAACATCGGTGACCCGCCCTGCTACGTCATGGTGCAGGAGTCCGGATACCACACGTCTGGCTCCGTCGCCGAATCGTGCGCGGTCGTCACGACGAGCGACGACACGCCGATCAACGGCCTCGTTCCGGACAACTCCGCTTTCACGAACCAGCCAGCGCTGTTCAATCCCGGCGACTTCATCAAGTTCGTCTACACCGATCCGGAGGAGGGGTGGAAGGCGCACACCAGCCTTAGCGCCGTGGCAAACCCGTCAGTGGATTTCATCGCGCCGGCGGGCGGCGCATTCCCTTGGCCTGCGCAGGACTTCCACGCCAGAACCGCCGTCGACATGACCTTCCTTCCGCTCGCGGTGTACCAGCCCGGTCAATCGTTCAGCGCATCGAAGGACGGCGCCGGTGACGTCATCGTCGGCGACAGCACCTACACGTTCAATTCGGTTGCCGGGCCATTCGTCATCTCGACGTCGTTCTCGCGCTGCCAGTTCACCTGCCTGTCGGACACAGTGTTCGAAGTGGTCGGAACGCCATGAGCGACAGCGACCAGAGAAAACGACCTCGAGTTACCACGGTGGTGGCCCAGAACAAGGCCTCCGCCGGAACATACAGTGCGCCGAACCAGAACGTCGAATTCGCGAACCGCCACTACATCACCGTAGTCATCGCGCCAGGTTCCACCGCCGGCGTCTTCAGCATCAGGGCCGAGCCTGCCGGCGTCGGCTCTGTCGGTTCGATCGGCACGACAGGTTTCGCCAAGGTCGAGATCGAGAACGTCGATATCGCAACTGCAACCACGATGGTCTGGGACGTCGCCGGGTATTTCGACGCGTTCGCGCTGATCATCGACACCCCGATCACTGGCGGATCAGCGCCGGGTGTTTCGGCCTACGTCAATTCCACCATCCTTTTCGGATAGGTAGTACTATCCGCTCGCCAACCGGGGAGACACGAAATGGCAATCGGCAAAGTCAACCAAGTAGCGCCAACGGCACCGGCAGCACCGCCCATGACCGCCGGCCAATCGCAGGCCAACCAGCTCGCAGGAACTGGCGGCGGCACCAAGGAGTACATGGCTGCGCGCGGCGCGACGCCCGTCAGCACGATGGGCCAGACCAAGGGACCTCCGCTCGATGTGAACCTTCAGACTCCCGCGCAGGCAAACGCAGCGCAGCAGGCGAAGAACCATGCGAACGTGAACTCCGCCGTGATGGGCGGCAATACGATCTCCGCTGGTCAGGCCGCGAAACCGGCTCCGACCATCCAGCCGACCATCCAGCCGACGCAGCCGCAGGCTCCAGCGGTGAGTTCCAACGGCCAGCCGCTGCCGAAGATCACGCCGATGACGATGTCGTTCAAGCCCGGAGCCCCCGCGAACCCGGACCAGCAGCAGCAGGTCCAGCAGTGGGCCTCGCACCTGCAGCAGATGATGGGAAGCCAGAACCTGCCGCCCGAGGTCCAGAAGGCTCTCGAGCAAGTCCACGCGCACTTCTCGCTCGCGCCCGGCACGCAGCCGGTGGCCCAGCCTGCAGCCCCAGCGCCGACGATCCAGCCGCGCACGGAGGCCGCTGCCGTGCAACCTGCCAACAGCGACCACTACAACGCGCCCGGCAAGGGCCACGTTCCGCCGCACGGCCTGGACAACAACCCGAAGTCGATGGCGGAAGCCCCGGTTCCGAAGAAGGACTTCAAGGGCCGCACCACGTCGATGCAGCGCCGCGGCAAGGGCGTAGGCCAGCCCGACAAGCCGGGTCCGATCACGCCGACCGGCGCCGCGCAAAGTTACCTGCGCGGAACGACGATGCCGGTCAAGCCACAGGTAGCGTGATGCCGTGGCCGACGCGACCGACACCACGACCACCGCGCCCGCGCCGCACCGCCTGACTGCGGCGGAATCGGCAGCGCGCCCGAAACCCACGCCCCAGACGCCAGCCGGAAGCGCGCAACCGGCTGCGCCGGCAGAGGCGTCATCGAGCGTCGACAGCACGTTCCTCGACAAGACGGACGCTGAAGTCAACGCGATGTCGCCAGAGGAGCAGGCGCAGTACTACGCTGCCTACAACAAGGCGCAGAACGCCGCCACGCCGCCGGCGCAGGGCGGAGCGGTCCTGCCGCCGCAGCCTGTGATGTCGGGTCCTCCAACGGCGCGCAAGGGCGCTCAGGGCGATTTCGGCGCATCGACGTACGTGCCGCCACCGGCAGCGCAGGCTTCCGACTACGTGTCGGACGAGCACTTCGTTCCGCAGATCAAGGATCCTGTCACCGGCGAGATGCGCGCGGCGACGGAGGCTGACACGGTCAAGTCCGTCGATTGGACGGTAACCGACGAGCAGACCGTGCAAGGTCAGATGAAGAAACTGACCACCGATCTGGCGACGAACCCGGTGTACCAGTCTCTCGCGGAAGAGATGAAGCGCGTCAACGCGGCGGCTGGCGGCGGCAATAGCCTGATGGCCGAGAGCGCTGCCTACGACAAGGTGATCGGCCTGGCGTTCAACATAGCCACGAGCGACGCGGCGACGTATGCGAAGTCCGCCGAGTTCAACGCGAGCATGGCGAACCAGTTCGGCCTCGCGAAGAACAACTTCATCTACCAGGCGTTGTTGTCGGACCAGAACTACGCGCAATCGCAGATCCTGCAGTCGAACCAGATCAAGGGCAACATCGATTCCATCGACCGGCAGATCTCCGGCCAGCTCGAGTCGACGCGCATCGCTGGCAAGGCGCAGATCAAGTCCGCGCAAGCGTCAGCGTCTGGGCAGATTGCGTCGGCCAACATCTATGCTGACGCCTCGGTGAAGAATGCCGAGTTGTCGGCAAGAACCTCGCTGCAGGAAGCGGAGATGCAGCGTCAGACCACTCTGGATTCGCTCGCGATCGACTACCAGTCGAAGAGCGCTCTGCAGATTCAAGGCGGCGAGATCGACATCGCGAAGATCGGCGCGACCGGCGCGATGCAGAAGGACGTGAACGAAGCCTCCGCAGTCAGCCAGTACCAGAAACAAAGTTCGCTGAACTACCAGACGTGGATGGGCAATTCGCTGATTCAAACGTCGGCGGACATCGCCGCCACTGGCCGCACGCCAGGGCTGACCGATGCGCAGCAGGCAAACGCTACGAAAACGCTCGTCGATATCTGGAAGACGAACAACGATCTGATGAGCTCCGCTTTTGCGTCCTCGTCGCACGGTGTGAACGACGGATCACTGGGCGCAAGCCTGACGGACCCGCGAGCCTATCGCGGTAGCCCGAGCAGTTCCAATCCCTACGGGATCTACGGCAACTACATGTCCTATCCGGGGTTCCCTAAATCGGCACCTGACCTGCCGTTCTACAAGGACCATCAACCGGGGACGGGTTACCCGACGCCGGGATCAGCCAGCCCAACTCCTGGCAACCGATTCCTGCCGAACCTTCCGGTGTCTGGATGATCCGCCGCGCAACCACGGGTGATATCGACGCGATCATCAAGCTCGGCGTCGGGCTGATCTCAAGCGGTGCGTACGCGTACACGGCGATCTCGTATCGCGCGTGCATCGATCGTCTGACGAAGGCGATGCGTTCGCCAGACGAGTGGATTGGCGTCGCGTTGCACGAAGGCCACGTCGTCGGATTCCTGATCATGGTGATCGTCAGCCACTGGTGGAGTTCGCAGGACAAGTACGCACTCGACGACGGCGTCTTCTGCACGCGACCAGGCCTTGGTCGCAAGCTCATCACCGCCGGAACCGATTGGGCATTTCAGCACGGCGCGACCGAGGTGATGATCGCGTTCACTTCGAATTTCAAAACCCTGCGCAGCGCAACCGCGCTGAAGCGAATTGGATTCACCGATCGCGGCGTTGTTGTATCGATGCACCGCGGCGACAAGAGGGCATCGAAATGGGCGGCTTAGTCAAGGGCGTGAAGAAGGCTTTCAAGGCCGTCGGTAGCTTTGTGAAAAAGTACTGGAAGGTGATCGTCATTGCCGCGGCGATCTACTTCACCGCTGGCATCGCTCTCGCGTATTTCTCGTCG